ACACCTTTAGATTTTGATGGTTTATAGTTACCAGTCTTTTCATCTACACCACCTTGTGATGCATCTGGTTCAAGATATATTGGCCAACAACCACCACCTAAATGCATAGTTGTAGATATCTCACATGAGAATCTATCTTTGTGGCGATGTAATACGTCTCCTTTTTTATAAATTCTAGCGTATGAATAATTAGTATTTAATTTTAATCCTGTTTCTTTTTCCATAATTGGAAGAAGTTTTACAAGTAATGTTTCCATTACAATATCAGAATAATGTGAATATGTTTCTGGAACTTGAGCATCGTTCCATACCCCAAAATAATCAGTAAACTGACTTATATACTTTGTATCAAACATAGTTCTTGCAACTTGTCTTTTCATCATAAAGTAATCATAACAAAATTTAGCAAGATCTTCTGATATTGCATTTTTAATTACTGTGTATTTATTTTTTTTAAAGCTCATTTTTTCTCCTTTTTGTTTTCTGTTTTATTTTCTGCTCTAGTTTGTACTCTTACAGTATCTGTAATCATTTTTTGAACTGCTTGTAAGTTAAAATGAATAAATCTGAAATCTTGGATTCCTGCATCAACGATATATTCATGTGTTAAATACGCTGGAATAAAAATCATTGTACCTGGTTTTGGACGGTAATGTATTTTATCAGTTCCTAACGTAATTTCTTTTTCATTTTTTAAAGGTAATTGTGTCATGAGCTTACCTGGTCGAGGATCGTGAAATACTGGTAAAGATGTTTTATCCGAACATCTTAAAAAATAAAAACCACTAATGTGATTATTATAGTGCACGTGTGGTGTATGGTGACCACCTGCTTTTTCTGCAAATTGTTGTACCCAAAATTCTGTCCAAAATAATTCATAATTAGTTAAATCATAACCCATATGATCTAAAACATTCCATGAAGTTGAACCAATATATTCTTGTAATTCTTTTAAGTCTGGATCTCCCACAAGAGATGTTGAATGGTGGCTCATGGAAAAATCACCTACTTTTTTACCTAATTCTTTTTCACGTTCTTTAATTGCTTTTTTATTATTATCTTTTGCTGCTTTAATATATTTATCACAAACTTTATCTACATGATCTACCCATTCTGGTATCTCAATAGAATAAACAGGTGTTGAAAAATATATTGATGAATTTAATTGATCTGTTTTTGCCATCTTCTCTCTCCTTTAGTTAAGTTTATTTCTATACTTTTTTAAATATTTTTCAACTGCATTTTTATCAAAATCTTCATAGTAACCAAGACCTGCATTACATCTATTACATAATAAACCTCTTACTTGATTTGTTTTATGACAATGATCTACATATAATATAGTATTTAATTTTTTTTCATGTTTATTACAAATAGCACATTTTCCTTTTTGTTCTTTAAACATTCTATTATAATCTTTTAAATCTATTTTATATTTCTTTTTTAAATTTGATTCTCTTTTTCTAGCTATTACTTCTTTTCTTTTATTATATTTTTTACGATATTTTGCATAATATTCAGGATATTTTTCTTGTCTTTTTTTACAATATTCCGTGTTTTCTTTTGTATTATAATTATTTTTTCTATATTGAATTAAATGTTCTTTATTTTCTTTTCTCCATGTTTTCATGTATTTTTTAATTTCATCTATTCTTGCTAATCTTTGTTGTCTTCTTTTTTCAAAATTTAATATGTTATATTGTTTAAAATATTCTTTTTGTTTTAATGGATCTTTATAAGGCATATTATTTAAATGGGTAACCTAAATGCCAAACTACTAAACTATATCTTATTCCTTTAGTAACTGGAGTCACCTGGTGCCAAACGTGAGATGGGAAAACACATATTGAACCACGAGGTAATATTTCAGTGCAATTTCTTGTAATAGTTGGATCATCTTCGTTTCTAAATTGAAACTGAAGTTGTCCTCCTTCATAATCTTTTGGATCTGATAGGGAGCAAGTCATCGAGAGCTTCCTAATTTTACCATGAGTATTTGGATTATCTGGATTATCATATGGCGCATTCCAGCTGTCAGCGTGGAAACCATAGTGCTGTTTTATTCCATATTTTGTAAATTGACATGCTTCGCTAAACGACCACTCGAAGTTCCAGCCAGCTAATCTATTTGCTTGATGAACAAATCCATGCAGTTCCCGATAAACCCATGGCTCCGATATCCAAACTATATTTGAATCTCTTTTCTTTTTTAAATCTAGAATATCTTTTTCTTCTAATGGTTTTCCTTTATTTACTTTTTCAGTTTGTCCACCAGTTAATGCTAATTGTTCTTGTTGAGCTGTGCCGTACTTAATAATCTCATCACAAAATCTAGGCGTCAACGCCTCTCTAAAAAAGTAGTAGTAATTATTCAGGTTCATTTCTAAATTATAAATAATGAATTATAGGATATTTGTCAAGCCTATGAATTATTAGCTAATTGTAAGTGTTCCAGAAACCGTGAATGTCGCAACAGTACATCCTCCAGCTGGTGCCGGTAATGTTGTTTTTGTATTTGTACCTGGTGACACAGAAATAGTAGGTCCTGCTGGTCCTGGTGTTCTAACAACAACAATACCCGATCCTCCATTACCACCTGCTTGTCCTGGAGCATATCCACCTGATCCTCCTCCACCACCTCTATTAGTTGTTCCTGCTACACCTGTACTATTTCCTGAACCTGCTCCTCCTGTTCCGCAAGGAGATCCTGCTCCTCCAGTTCCACCTGCAATTGGGCCAGATGCTCCTCCACCGCCTCCTCCAGCGTATGATACTGCTGATCCTGAAATACTATTTGGAGCTCCAACACCACCTGCTCCTCCTGGTCCTGGTGTATTTCCAGCTGTTCCAGCTGCTCCTGCTCCACCACCACCTCCACCACCATAACCTGGAAAACCTCCTCTAGATCCACCTGGATTACCTTGAGAAGGACTAACTGGAGGAGTATTACCTGCTCCACAATTTCCTCCTCCTGATCCACCAGCAAATCCACATCCTGGAGATCCTCCTCTTCCACCACCCGCTGCTGTAACTGATGATAATATTGATGGGCTACCATTAGTTCCATATGGTGCACCACATAAAATAGATGGACCAGGATTTCCTGTTCCTCCTGCTCCAATTGTTACTGGATATGCTCCACTTGTTAATTTTATTTTTGCTCCTGCATTTAATGGCGATGGTCCATAAGCTGAAGCACGATAACCTCCTGCTCCACCTCCTCCAGCCCATACTCCGCCTCCACCTCCTCCTGCTACTACTAAATAATCAAAAGCTGTAACTGGACCACTTATAGAAGAAGCTGTCAACGATCCGCTAACAGTAAACGACGCTACGTCTTGACCGCAAGGTTGTGTTGTAACTGTGTTAGTTCCTGGACTTGCTGTTAATAAAATTGATGAGCTTCTTGCTCTTAATATAACGATTCCCGATCCGCCGGCACCTCCAACTTTTGGACTATTACCTGCTGCTCCACCTCCACCTCCTCCAGTATTGGCTGTTCCTGCTGTTCCATTTGCTCCTGGCCCTCCACCTGCACCACCTCCTCCAGGTCCTGCTGCTCCTCCTGCTATGTTTTGTGAACCCCCACCTCCACCTCCAGCTCTTGTAACAGATGTTCCTGTAATACTATTTGCTGAACCTGATCCTCCAACTCCTGCTGGTCCTGGTGGTCCTGAATTTCCTCCTGCAGATCCTGCACCTCCACCTCCTCCACCAAATCCTGTTCCTGGTGTAGTTCCTGGTCCTGAATTTCCTCCTGGATTACCTTGTGGTGGACTAAATGGTGGTGTGTTACCTGCTCCTCCAGCAGTAGAATTTCTACCTCCAGCTCCACCTCCTGATCCTCCTGTTAAACCTACTACGCTACCAGATTTTCCACCTCCACCTCCTGTAGATACAATAGATGAAAATATTGAAGGAGATCCTGAAGTACACTGACTTCCACCTGCTCCAACGGTTACTGGAATACTTGAACCTGAATAATAAGAAGCAGTTACTGCACACCCACCAGGAAAAGATGTTCTGTAACCTCCAGCTCCTCCTCCGCCGCCATCATCAAATCCTCCTCCTCCACCTCCAGCTATAACTAAATAATCTAAAGTCACTGAACATTGTGTTTGCGGCCAGCTACCAGATTTAATTGCACTAAATGCACTCTTAATACTCCAAACACCTGTTGCCTTGTTTAATTCTTTTACGATAACGATTCCTGAACCACCTGAACCTCCACCTTGAGTTGGTGATGGAGTATTAGAATTAGCTCTAGCTCCTCCGCCTCCTCCACCTGTATTAGTTGTTCCTGAAACTCCTGCAGCTGCTGGACTTGCTCCTGCTCCACCTCCACCTGTTCCTCCTGATCCTGGAGTAAATCCCCCTCCTGGTGCTGGAGTTCTTCCACCACCTCCGCCACCACCTGCATAAACACCTGAATTAGGAAGTCCTGGTCCAAAAATTGGAGTTACATCTGATCCTGCTCCACCATCTCCTGCTTTTCCTGGAGTTGTAGTTCCTGGTTGTCCTACTGCTGAAGCACCTCCACCTCCTGCTGAACGATAAAGAGGACCAGTGTCACCTGTTCCACCATCATTTCCTTGAGGAGGACTAACTGGGGGAGTGTTTCCTGTTCCACCTGCTGCTGGAGAAGGTCCTTTTGCTCCTCCACCACCACCTGATCCACCTGGGTTACCTATATTAACAGCTGAAGAACATTGACTAGTTCCTCCGCCACCACCACCTGTTGCTGTAAGTGTTGAAAAAGAAGATGCTGTTCCACAACCACCTCTACATGCATTAGAAGTTTTTCCTGCTCCACCTGAACCTACTGTAATTGGATATGCTGTTGCTCCACAAACTGAAAAAGAAGGATTAGATACTAAACCACCTGCTCCACCTCCACCTCCACCACCATTACAATTTTGTAATGCTCCACCACCACCTCCACCACCAGCTACAATTGCTGTTGCAACTACTCTAGTTCCAGGTTGCGTCGTTAATGTTCCAGATGATGTTTGAGATGTGACAGTACACTTTCCAAACGATGTTGGATTTAATGCTCCGATAATACCGCCATTGGATTTGGCCATAGGTCACTTACTCCTGTTTAAAAATTCTTTAA